AGTAATTTTTTAACATCGTCAAGAGAGCTAGCAAAGCCTTTAGCTTTTTCCCCAAGTTTTCCAAAAACTCCATTTTGTTTTTCAAGTTCTGTCTTTATTGCTTCAGCTTTTTTTAACTCAAGTGTATATATTTCTAATAATCTTTCATGACCTTCTAATGCTCTATCTACTTTATCTATTTGATCATTTAGCTCTTTAGTTAATTTATCACTAATATTTAGTTGTTTTTCTTTTATATTTAACTCATTGTTAACATCTTTAAGTTGATCTCGTAAGTCGTTAGCTTGATTTGCTTGAGAGGGGTTTGAACTAATAGCATTAAGTTGTTGCGATATAATATTATGTTGACTCAACAAGGATGCTATATCCTGGTTTAAAGCGAGGCGTTTTTGAGCTTGTAAGTCTAATTTATTATTTAAAATTATCTGTTTTTGGTAAAGATCATTAATATTGTTAATACCATTTACAGTTTCATTTATATAAGTAGCATAATCATCTTGAAGTTTTTTAATTTGGGTATCAATGTCTTTTTGTTTTAATTTTCCCTGAACTAATTTATCAGATAATTTTAATGTATCTCTTATACTTTTATTAATATCAGCCAATGCTGATCTAGATCTGCGTTCTTCTAAAGTTAGACTAGCCATCCTTTTAGCTAAAGCCAAAATATTATCTGAGAGTTGTTTAGAATAGTTAACGGAGTCTCTTAGAGAATCATTATATTCATTTAATTCATCATTATTTACATCGGTTGCCATAAAAGTATATTATATAGATAAATATTAAAAGCCCTACTTTCGTGGGGCTTTTGCTGTGTAAGTTGGATTTAGTGGAGGTTTAGCAGTTGCTGCTGTTTTAGATTTCATTGATTTCTGTTGTTTTTCAGCCTCTGTGTTTTGTTTTTCATAATGTTCCCTTATTTTATTGTAAATAAAGTCACGATGTGAGATAGGCATGTTATAAATGGTTTCCCAATCATACCCTCCTTGCCCATAAAAACAAATTTCATGTATTCTAGAAAATAGATATTCTCTATATCTAGGCGTCAGGCCAAAAAAAGCTAATCCCAATAGGGATAGTTACGCCCTCCTGAACGTATCCATCTTTATCTAGAGTTACTGTGGTTTCAATGTCTGGAGATATCTCAGCATAGTATTTTTTTAATGCTCTAGAGTCAGGTGCAAGAAGAAAATTATCAACGAAATCATTAATTGAAACCCGATCAAATTTGCCGTTAACTGCGATTATCATGTGTTTTAAACGCGTAGTATTATCAAATGACCCGTTTGCGTCAATTTTTTGAAGTCCTTTAATTTCCGCGTCTATTAACTTTTCATCTTTACCTGTTAAAAATTTAAAAGTTACAATATTAGATGATTTAGGTAGTTCAAAGATAAACTCATTTTTACCAGGTTGAAATAAATTTTCATCTAGATTTTTTTCCTTTAATGTAGTTAAATCTAAAGTATATTCATCTTCTTTATTTGTTGATTCATTTTTAAACTTAAATGAATAGTCTTTTCCGTATCCTAAAATACGAGCAGCAAATAAAACTGCATTCTTATCACCTACAATTAATTCATCAATATCAATTGGTGTTATTATAAGTGATTTTAATAATTTATCAATAGCAGTTCCCTGTTTGATAAAGTTAATATTAGTTAGGATATCTTCATCTCTAGCGCTCATATAACGCATTTCAATTTCTCCCTTAGCTAATAAAGATGTTTCAGGATAAACAAGACCTTTTGAAGGCAATGTAACTGTTTCCGTTGGAATTTTTAAATCTGTCATAAACTTATTTTAATTAATATCATATATAAATATATCAAAAATCAAAGAAACCCACAATAAATGTGGGTTACTTTTAATTATTCTTTTTTACTAATATTAGTAATTTAAGATGCAATAATCCATACCGATTGTTAAAGTAAGATTAACTGCTTCTGTATATGTTGACCAATCATAATCATCAAAGTTTGCTGTTTTAATAAAGGCACCCATAATGACCCATTCTGAAACTACATCTCCTACTGGTCCTAAGACTTGGAAATAAATATCTTTTTTATAGAAATCTGAGTAACCTGCTCTACCAGTAATTGATTCATATGCTAAACGAGCCCATTCCATTACTACCTGTGCACCAGATGGGGCAATTGGATCGAATAAAGTAAAAGTTATATCACCCCATATTCTTTTTCCACTACGGATTTTTCTATAGGTGTTAATATGATCTAATATAATCTCCCCATCATCAAAAGTTATAGCACTTACTCCTTTAATAATATAAGCTGGGATTCCATTTACAGTCATTATAAACCTATTTGGTGTTTTAGGCTCAAATTGAGTAAACATTATTTCGTTTGCGTTTAATATAGGCATGTTATGTTGTATTTATTAATTGTTTATTATAAATATTATTTCCTTATGGGAATGATACTCCTGTTGGTAAAACTGTAAAGTCTAGGATGATATATTCTGCTGTTTTAGTTGGTTGAATATAAATTTGACCTATTAATTGATTTCTATCTACAACAGTTGGTGTGTTATTTGATTCATCCATTACTACTTTAAACGCATATAAACCTTGTCTTTGAACTACTGAGTTTAGGTATGGGTTTATTTGGCTTAGGAAATTATTTCTTGTGGTTGCTGTGTTTTGTTCAAATACTAGTGAACGAGCAATGCCTCCAATAAATCCTTTTAAAGCTATTAATAATCTTCTAACATTTACTCTATCTAAAGCTGTTGCTTTTTGTTGTAATGTTTTCTGACCAAATACTACTACGCCATTTGCCGGGAAAGTTGCTAGTGGATTTATATTATCTAAATATAAATTATTTCTATCTGTTAATGATAATTTTCTTTCAACTTTTATTACATTTGGAATACCACCTCTAGTAATACCTGCTGGAGCGAACCATGGAGCTGATACTTGGTCTGTAAACGCAAATACACCACCCATTAATACAGATGCGGGCACCCATACTAGTTTACCCATTGCTGAGCTGAATACTTGACACCATGGCCAATATGCTGCTCCATAACTAGAGTTAGAAGCATTTGCTGCTGTTTTAGCACCTGTAACAGATCCACCATAAGGGAGAGGATCAACTATTGCTAAAGCATCTGCTCTAGCTTCACATAATGCGATTGGATCAGCACCATTAGCACCAATATTAATATTTGAATTTCCTCCTGCTAAAAATAAACCAGGAGTCATTAATATATTAAATTGATATTCATCTGAATTGTTTAATAAATTGATTGCTGGGAAGTAATCTGCTGTTGTAAATCCTTGGGCATTTGTTACACCTGAAACTATGTTTTCATACATAAATCTTGGTAATGTAGTATCTATTACTCCACCATTAAATGCACCTGCTAAACCTCCATTCCCATTTTCTGGTAAACTTCCACTGAATAATGCTGATTGGTAAAGACCATTATTATCAAATGTACCAAATTGTGCTTTAGGCACGTTTGCTATTCTAATATATCTTGAAGCATTTGGAAAATCTCCAATATAATCAATATATCCTTGACCATCTGCTGTTGAGTAAGTATAAACTGGTTTTGTATTACCTATTACTCGGCCTATGTAGTTAGGTTGGTTTACATCTAAAGATAAATTAATCCAAGTTTCAAGAACATTTGGTTGAGCATCCGTATCATTACCACTTCTTACAAGTAATGTAAATGTACCTTGTGTAGTATTTACATTTTGAACTTGCCAACGAACATTAGTAGCGCTACCGCTTACCAAAGCACCTGAAGCTAGTACAGATCCTGAGTTGTTCATTTGAGCACCCCAAGCTAATGTTTCAATTTCAAAGCATTCTGTACCTGTTAAACCACCAGCAAAGACATTAGTAATACTTGATGATACTATGCGGAATGAGTTACCTAAAGTTTCATTATAATTTACACTAGCAGTTACAGCTAAATTAGTTACAGATGATGTTGCCACCGTTCTAAATATAGATTGTAATGAATTAATTTTGGCTGTAATATTATCGGCTGTAGCTGTAGCTGTTGATCCTGTAGCAACATAGTATATAGGAGCAGCATCAATATTGCTACTACCAGACATAATAAATTTACCATAAGATACAGCAGTAGTCCCATTAGCAGAACCTGATAATAGGAAAAATACTGCTCCAGTACCACCATCATCTTTATGTAGACCAGCTACACTCATAGAAGAAGTTGCATCAAATCCTACAATCGGAATACTTGCAGAAGAAAATTGTTCTAATGTTGATCCTGTTCCTTGGTTTGTGATTCTAGTTACTAATAAAGTTGTACCTCCATTATCAAAATAATTCTTAGCTGTTAGTGAAGTAAAATACTCCATAGATCCACTTGCTCCGTTATCAAAAGTAGCTCCAAATTTTGCAATATAGTCACTATATGAAGTGACTAATGTTGGAACGTAAGGAATACCATTAACAGCTGGTCCAATTATAGCTGCACCAGCTTCAATAGGTCCTTGTGTTACTGCGCTCTGGTCACTTTCATTGAGATATACACCAGGAGAGATAATTGCTTCTGCCATTTTATATTATTGTTTTAAGTTGTATTATAATTATTCTAATAATAAATATTCTAAAACCCTTACAAAACTAAAATGTCTTTATTTTAGTTTGCCTGTTTCTAAATCAACCTGTTTATCTCCATATTTTTCACCTAAATGAGCAGTTAAAACTAAACGTTTTTCATTGATTTCGTTAATATGGCTAATTAAATCCATACGAGTTCCATTTAATTCATCTAAATTGTTTTCAGTTTCTTCAATTTTAACAACTACTATTCCTAAATCAAATAATGATTTTTGATAATCTTCATGAATATTTTTAAATTCATTTAATTCATCTGGAGTTAATTGGTCTAAAGATTGAGGTTGAACCTCTGAGTGGGGTTTTATCATGACATTTGTTTTTAATTACTATTTTTCCCATTTTTGTTTGGGGCATAAATTTTTATCAAATTTTATTCCTGTTGGAGTTGAAAATATTTTCTTATTTAGTGGGCATCCACATGCCCCACAGTAATAAAAATCAACTAGAGTTGTATTTTTTTTACGAAAACTACATCCATTACATGTTGCTATTCTTTTTTCTGCTAATGCTTGACTTTCAGGTGTTGGATTTGATGCTTCTATCCAAGCTGATGCTATTTCTTTAAATTTTTTAAACATCATATACTAATTATGAATTATAGATTATTAAGTATAATAAAAATATTCTAAATATCCAAATATTTTTTAAAAAGGATTATCAGAAGACCAAAATGCATACCCTCCAGCATTTGTTACATCTATATTTAATCCACTTGAATCAACTATTAAATTATTACTATTTGTTGCTAGTAATAATAATTTTGTATTAGTTGATGGTGTTAATGGTGATGTTGGTGGAGTAAAATCTCCAGTATATAATGCAGTTCCATTAACAAAATTAAAGTTAGTTATCAATCCAGGGAAGGCATAACCTGGTGTAAATAAACCTGGGGTTCCTATATATAAGTAAGATAGCAATGGTGCTATATCTAGAGTTCCTATGCTATTTCCTGGGTTTGAAAGGGTGCCATTAACAAATATATTAAACGTATTTCCTGTTCTAACAAGAGCTATATGAGCCCAATCATCTAATGTTGTAAATGGTATTGATGTAACAAATGATATAGGAGTAAGTACTCCTGCTACAGTTGGGTTTAATTGGAATACTATATCATTTCCTGATGCCTGTATAGTAAATGAAACAAAATCTGTTGTTGAATTATATATAGAGAATGGAGTTATAGTTGATATTGCTGGTTCTACTAATTTTTGGAACCATTCTATTGTAAAATCATTAAATCCTAATGAATAATCAGTACTATCTAAATCTGTTACAAAATATGCATTAAGAATATTATCAAAACCTATACTACCTCCCGTAATTAAAGGAGGAGATGATGATATAGATGGTGTTATAGATGGTGTTATGGATGGTGTTATACTTGGAGTAATTGATATGGATGGTGTTATAGATACACTTGGTGTTGGGCTTAAAGCTGGTTTATTAGAAGGTGGATTAGTTAAAGCTCTAGTTGAATCATTAATATTCACTACTGTTTCATTAGTAATAGATATTACTGATTTAGAAAAGAATTGGTGTTTACCTTTAGTTGCTAGTTCTTTATTAATAGTTTCAGGTATAATATATCCATAAAGAGTTATACTTAAACTAGTTTTTGATATACGTTGTTCATTAGTTGAATATTCTGTAGTTGCATCGAATCTATCTATATATGTTCTAAATTTGTAACGATTTTCATCTCCCCAATATGAATCGGAAGCAAATTCTATAGCTTCAACTATTTTATTATTTTCTTGAATAAAATTAGTTATGATAGCGCAATCATAAGTTACATTAATATAATCAGGTACAGGAGTTAAATAAAACTTTTCAGAAGGTAAATAATCATTTAAAATATCAAAATTAGTATATTGATTTTTAGAATTATATCTTCCTCTAGCAACAGCAAAATTATTTACTCCATTTCCATCTAACTTATTAGTTAAATTTCTATTTTTTTCAAACCCTGTTCTTCGTATAATAATATATGGGTGCATTGCCCTACCATTTTTATCTCTAAAATGCCCATCTCTTTGAACCGATACCCATCTTTCAGCCGAAGCGTAAGCGACGGGGACCGGGATTTGATTTCCATTTTGTACTACTATTGGTTTAATAATATTATTAAAATAATAAAATACAGCTTCATCTATATCTTGCAAACCAAATGATGTAGGAGTAATATCGTTTTCAATATCAACAGATATTTGATTAGCTCGATTTATTTTATCTTCAGGTAATACAGGAGCATCAGTAAACGGAATATAGGGTTCAATCTGTTCGTTTACTCGTCTAGCTGGGGTATTTGGTAGTATAGGAAGTTGTTTTGACATTATCTAGATTGGGTTATTCCTAAACTTTCAGGAGATATATAATGAGCATTAACAATGATAGAAAAACTTGTACCAAAATCTTCTAAGTAAGTACCATTATAATTATATTCAGGTACTTTACCAACTATAGTTTGATTTTCATTAACTAAATTTATTTCGTAATAATCATTATTCCATAATATAACGTCTCCAATTTGAGGGATAACATTTTGTGCTATTAAATCTTTACGTAAAAATCTAAAAGAAAAATTTCTTGTAAAATCAGGTCCAATTTGATTATCATAATTACCTTCATAATCTCCTCTATCTATTAAACATACAATCAATACAGGAGGATAATACATTTTAGTACCTCCTTCTGCTTCACCGTAAATATTTACAGATGTTTCATCTAATGATATTTGATAATATCCAATGTTCTGCTCAATAATGTTATGTAGTAACTCATTATTAATAACATGAAAAAATGAAACATCACGAGAAGATCCGTATAAAGCCATTATTAGTAATTTCTAATTTTTAATATTGTTTTTACTCTAACTTCAAATTTTACTAATCCTGGGATTTTTAGTGCTTCGGATTTAATTGATTTTATAGTATTTATTGCGTTTCCTTCTGCAATATATTTTAATTCTAAAAGAGAATAATTATATAAATCTGACGATGCTGCTTGTAATTGTTCATTATCAATTACTTTAACAACGATTACATCTTTTATACCTCTAATTTGATTATATATTTCAGTAAAATTTACTTCATTCTTCATTTTTAAAATGATTTGAACAAAATAGGTTTCAAATGATGCTTCTGTTAATAGTTTTTCTAAATATCCCATATTAATTTTGTTTTTTAAAAAATATATAAACCCATTGGGACATCGTTTAATGTTTTATTTAAGTTTTCAGAATTAGCTGCTAATTTTTCTAGTTGAGCTTGGCGTCCTGTCTTTTCTAACATGTCTCTTAATTGGGTTAATAAAGCTTCTTTAGTTGCTCTAGCATCTGTTAATAAATCTTGTTGATTTAGTGTTACTTCTGAGCCAGGGATAGGTACTGTACTATATTTTCCTCTAACATATCCCAAAATTTCTCTACATAATGCTAAAGTATATTGATAAATCCACATTTTACCTATAGAATTAATATAGTTGTAATTAGGATTTATGTAAGGTACATTAGAAGGATTAGTAATCAAATTAGTTGCGGCAGAACCGCTTGCTGTTAAACCTCCAATAACACTATCTCTTTCAGATCCTTTTATATATTCTATACGAATATTATAATTGGCTGGTGGGATAGGGAATATTTTTAGTTGATTGTTTTGAATTTCAAATGAAAATTGTGCTTTTCTAATTTGGTCGTTTAACTTAATAGCTTGAATTCTTTGTAAATCAAAAAATAAAGGCATTAATAAGAATGTAACGGCCGGTGAGTACGCTCCAAATCCAAAACTATTTAATAAACCTTCATAACTGTATCCAATACCAACATAAGGATCAAAATATCTCATTGATGCTGGCGGAGCTTCAAAGAATACACGTTTAATTTCAATGTAATCATTTGGTCCGATAGATGCTGATTGTTGTGCCCATAGATTCATATCATATGACTGTACACCTATTGTTGTTTTAAGAGCCCCACTATAATAAGTAACATTGCCTCCTACTCCAGCTTCAGTTCCATAATTTTCAGCTACCCTAATAGCCCCTCCTAATGAAGGAGTTATTAGTAATTGATTAAAAGGACCTGATCCTGTTGAATTTCCCTCCATTGAAAGCATATTTTCTTGGACTTGAAATTGATAAACTTCATTCCCATATACCGTTACTGCCTCTTCAAAAGCAGTGTAAATT